TTCCTGTAAGTGGCTGTACCCAGAGTGGGAGTATCAATAATCACTCGCTATTACCCTCTATTATCCTCTATTGCTCTTGCGGAGCGGGCTTGCTTAGCGGGCTCGAGATAATAGGGAACAATAGGAAGCAATATAACGCTACTAAAATCGTCCTCTATTCGTCCTCTATTTCTCAAGCAGGGGACGATTGAACTTTGCCATTTCTTGAGCCTTGAGGGTATCGGCTATTGCGATGTACGGGCGCATGGTTGCTTCGGTCTTGTGCCCCGTGTATTTTCTGATAACCTCAGATGGTATGCCGAGTGTGAGGGCCTGCACCACGAAGGTATGGCGGCCGACGTGTGAGGTTATGACCTCATACTTTTTCAGCGCCTCCTCGATGCGGTGGCGTCCTGAGTAGCGTAGTCGTGTGACGGGCGCGTTGATACCTGCCTGCTCGCAGACGCTCTTGAGAGTTCTGTTGAGTCGCTGCTCTGCCATTGGCGGAAGTGGGGTGTCCCCTCCTTCGTACTTTGCGAGGACAGCACGGGCGTGGTCGTTGAGGTTTACTTCGATAAGTTGGTCAGTCTTCTGAGCGTAGTACCTGATGGACGTAGGTGTGATGCTGTCGTGTGTGAGCTTCTTCAAGTCCGAGTAGCGAAGCCCTGTAAAGCAGAGGAAGCAGAAGAGGTCGCGGGCTACTCGCTCTGAATGTAATCTGAGATCCACGGAGACAAGACTACTCAGCTCTTCCCAGGTTAGATATACCTCGGCTCTGTTTGCGTCGATCCCTTTCAGACGCACGTCGAAGAAGCGACGGTAGTCCTTTTCATACAGCCCCTGCCCTTGTGCCCAGTAGAGGACGCTCTTTAATATGCGCAGCGTCTTGTCTATCGAGGTGTTTAGGAGTCCTCGCTTCGTGGTGAGGTAGGTGATAAGGCCTGCCACCCACTCGCTACTGATGTGGTCCAGGGTGTCCTTACCTGCATACTCAGATACGTGCATACGTGCCGTGCGTATGTTCGCATTGTGTCTCTCGCTCCAGCTACGTCTCACGCTCTCTGATGCGACGAATGCGTCGAACACTGCTACGATCGTGCTGTTGTCCTCGGGAAGTATTGCCTGCGCCTTGGTCTCCTCAATGCCGAGAGCCGATTGAAGGTACTCGTTGTACTTGGCTTTGAGTTCCTCGGGGCTTGGCAGTCGCTCCTCTCCCTCGAAGTAGGCAAAGGCTCGCTCCATTGACTCCTCGACGTATTGGATAGCGCGATTGATTGCAGCGGCTGGCGTGCGCTTGTCTCCGTGGCTTGTATTCTTCATGCAGCGTTCGGCCTCTGCACTCCATTTGCTTGGCTCTGCACGATGCCCCACGGCTACGTTAGTCACGTATCCTGCATAGCGTATGCGGTAGCGTATCTTGAGAGCGGTCCACCCCTTCTGCGGATCCAGGAAGAAGTGGCAGGTGCGACGTATAGGTAGCATGTTGTGTGGGGGTTGTATTGTAAAACCATTTCGTTGGCTTCACCGAAATGGTTGTGAGTTGTTGCAGATTATGCAACACCTCCACTGGCTCTCGAGGAGGACTCCTTGAGTTCTTTCAGCTCCTTTAATATCTCCTGCATCAGCTTTTCTTGTTCGCTGAGTCTGTGGTTAATGGCATTAACATGATGCTCCACCTCCTTGATCTTATCAGCTTGAGAGGATATTGATCCCAATTTGATGTTTGTCGCCCTTTCTTTTGCTTCGAAGATCACCAAAAACATCACAGCGGTAGTGAATATAGTACCCCCTATGAGCAATGTGAAATTACCACTACCCCCCATTGATGCGGAAATCAATGTACCTGCACCAACAATGAATATAGCGTGGGCTAACATTCTCTTGGCATCAGCCTCCAAAATATATTCAGGGGAGCTCTCCACGCGATGGTCGCCAAGGGCTTTTACTTCGCGCCCAAGGATAAGGATAAGGAGGAGTGATGCGAGGGAGGATAGAGGTATAGGCCATAGATAGTCCATCCAGTCTCGCATTAGAGGGAAAGATAGTGCTACATACAGCGTAGATCCAAGGGATACAATACTTAGGATCAAAGCAACCCAAACATAGGTGCTTCGGTACAGGTATGACCTCTTAACGGGAGTTGGATTTTCTTTTGCCATGGCTATTCATATCTACGTATTCCACCGAGAACTTCGAAGACGCGCTCGATCTGTGTCTTTGGTATCTCTTGGCTCTCGTATGCTGGGTTGATGGGTTCGAGTGTATAGTGTTCGCTGTCGCTACCACGACGCAGACGCTTGATCGTGCGCTGCCCCGATAGGGTGACGATAGCGTAGACCTTCCCGAGGAGAAGGAAGTCGTACCACGCTTCGATAGGACGGAGTGCAACTAAGTCACCGCTGTTAATCTCAGGCGACATGCTATCCCCGCGGACATTCATGTAGAACACGCCCTCCTTATTGTATGGTGGGTAGTCTATCATATAGGTAACGGGTGCGCTTGCTGGGTCATCTGCAAACTCTCCGTAGCCTCCGAGGAAATCCACGTCGTAGTAGGGCCGCCCCTTGTCTTCCGTGATACGGGGGAGCAGCTCGTACTCCTCCTCTTCCCTCTCCTTATCTTCCTTGAGCATAGAGCCTTCGCCAGTGAGAAGCCATGAGGGCGAGAGGCCGTACAGATCTCCCCACTTCTTTGCCTGTAGCTTCCCGAAGGCCTTGCGTCCCATGAGGAGGGCGTTCACGTACGGCTGACTTACACCGAGCTGGGAGGCTATCGAAGCCTGCGTATGCCCAGTTTCTCGGAGATATTTGCCAAGCTCCAAAAGTTTTTCTTCATCCATAACCTTTTGGGTTATAACAATTTGACTTGTTTGATACCAAAGATATAACCTTATCCGTTTTGTATATTACCAAAAAGGTTATACCTTTGTAGTGTAGTCCAAGAGAGGACAACAACCTCGGGTCTAAAAATAGACACCGACAAAGATAACGAAATACAAAACAAGTAGACCTCTATGGCGAAACGAAGAGCCCTCAAGCCAAAGTCTAAGATACTCGCAGAGCGCGCAGACAAAGTCAGAGCAGCGTTCGCGAAGATGAAGGACGAAGGCATGGGAACAGAAGATGCCGTGCACAGTCTACGAGTGAAATACAAGCTCGCTCGCTCTACGGTATACAAATACCTACAGGGTTAACAGGCTGTGCACCACCGAGGGCTAAGCCCTCATTCCTCCGCGATCTTTGACATACTTGATATAAACAATGGCGATACGAATTAATCTGCAGGTGAAAGGCCTGCACGTGATTAACCCATTGCTGGTAGAGCCTGAGCAACAAGAGCCAGGTGTAAGGCGGAGGCCAATAGGCAGGACGTCCACTGCGGAGAGCGAAACTTCCCACCAGCACAAAACAGCAACACAGAGAAAATGAAAGCGAACAAAAAACACTATCCAAACGAAGTCCACGACGTGCTGAGTCTCGTAAGAGACGCTATCATCAGGGGCAAACCCGTAATGCTTGCTAGCGATCTCCCAGACGTACCTCCTAGGATGATGGATGCAGACGACATCAATGCAGACATGATAGACCTACTCTCCAAGAGTACCTACTCTAGAGACCTGGTTTGCTCCGGGGTGTCCGAAGGTATAGATATGCTACCAAGCGCAAGGCGTGCCTTTATCGGGTGCGGGATCAAGAGCCCCATTATCCACAACTTCGATATAGACGACCTGAGACTAGGACAGAGGTACACCTGCCAGATAATCATGGACTACGAGATTATCGACTATATAGATCGAGGCATGGAGATTACTCCAACACCAGATCGTATAGAGCAGCTTAGGCCACTGCTGAGTATACGCTGGTACTACGAGTCTGAGCACGTGTGTAAGGCGGAGATATTCCGGTCCGAGACAGATGTTACCGAGGCCATGATCATGAGGTGGATCGGTAAAGACGCAACGAGGTTTAGATCCGTCTCGTTCCAGCGCAGTCAAACGCACGGAGGGTATAGGCACGTATTACCTTTCTCCGATAGCATGGAGGAGGCTAAAAAGGTGGTCGAAGACTACGCACTCACCTGCCTAGCTGGAATGCTTAGTAGATAACAAGCAAAATAACCAATGGCAACGACAAGCGATAAGCAAGAGCTCTCAGAGCTCACCTCCCTCAAAGACAACCTCAAGAGGATCGGCAATGAGATAGCATGGAGGGGACTAAGGGAGGACTAACAACTAACACATACGACTATGACACGTAAGATTTCGATGAAGGCGACGCTCACCTGCTCGCTTATCCTCACCCTCCTCTCCTTCGCCATCTACGCTATGGGCTGGCACTTCAATGATATGCCCCGCATCATCATTCAGATCTTCGCACCTGCTATGTTCCCGATTACATTCAAGGAGCTTTACGACAACAGAGACGGGGATGACTACTAATAGTAAGAGCAACATACGGATTGTTTAGCGTATGTGTATTGTGTTGAGAATGGCGGCCGTG